AAGCCGTTCGTGCCCAGCACCGACCCGACCATGACCGCCTTCCAGGCCGGCCAGATCGTGGCCCAGTACATCCGGGACGCCCTGCCCCTCTTCGAGCCGATGGAAATCGAATACAACGGTGGGATCTGCGACCTGACGTTCGATGAGCTGCGCCGCGGTGGGGCATTCGGCAGCCCGTTGGATATGCCGAAGGAACTGGCTGGATCCGAAGTGCAGTTCCGCTTCGAGAGCCCCCTGCACGATGCGATCGAGCAGCAGAAGGGTCAGAAGTTCCTCGAGATGAAGGCCATGATTGCCCAGGCGGTGGAGATGGACCAATCCGTGCTGGCCATGCCCGACTGGCAGACCGCCCTGCGGGACGCCCTCGACGCCAGCCAGGTGCCGGCCAAGTGGATCCGCGACGAGACCACCGTCAAGCAGATGCAGGACGCAGCCCAGGCCAGCCAGCAGGCACAGCAGGCCATCGAAGCGATGCAGGGAGGAGCAGACGTGGCCCAGAAGCTGGCATCGGCCCAGAAGGACCGAGCCGCCAGCATGGCCCCGGCTTAACGCATGGCAGAACGACCCATCCACCCCGCACTCGAGCAGGACACCCAGCACCGGCGCACGAAGCGCAAGGATCCGGCCAAGGTACTGGCCGACAACCCTGCCTGGCTGCCCCCGGACTTCAAGCTGGCCGACGTATCCGCCATGCAGGCACTGGCGATCGGCAAGGCCGACTCCGACCAGCAAAAGCGTGCCCTGCGATACATCGTGGAAGTGCTGGCCGGCACCTACGACCCCAGCTACCGCCCAGGAGCCGAGGAAGGGCGCCGCGAAACGGACTTCGCCGAGGGACGCCGATTCGTTGGGCTGCGCATTGTGGCCATGACGAGGGCGGACCTGGCCAAGCTGCGCCGCACGATCCCAGAATCAGATGAAGTAGAGCCTAAGTCTTAACCCGAGGAGAGGACTATGTACGTGACCAGAGCAGTGATGCAGAAGTACCGAATGCCGGATGAGGATCCAAAGCCGGCAGGCGGGGATCCAGCCGCAGCCGATCCGAAAGCTGGCGACCCTGCAGGAGGCGACCACAAGCCGGCAGATCCAGCAGCAGCGGACCCCAAAGCTGCAGATCCAAAGGCCGGTGATCCAAAACCTGACCCGAAGGCAGCAGATCCAAAAGCTGGCGACCCCAAACAAGGCGATCCTGCAGCCGACGACAAGACCGGCGACCCGTGGGGTGGCCTGCGCGAGAAGATTGCAGGCGGTGACGAGAAGAAGCTGGCCCGCCTGAACCGCTACGCCAGCCCACAGGCCGCGATCGACGCCCTGTTCGCCCTGCAGACCCGCATCAGTTCCGGCGAACTGAAGTCCATGCTGCCCAAGAACGCCACCCCCGAGCAGATCGCCACCTGGCGCGCGGAGAATGGTGTGCCGGAAACCCCGGACAAGTACGAGCTCAAGCTGCGTGATGGTCTGGTCATCGGCGCCGCGGACAAGCCCATCATCGATGAGGCGCTGAAGGTGCTGCACGGGACGAACGCCACCGCGGCACAGGCCAGCGCGCTGGTCGACTGGTACTACACCGAAACGGTGCGCCAGGCCGACGAACGGGCACAGAAGGACAAGGCATTCGCCCAGGCCAACGAGGATGCCCTGCGCAGCGAGTGGAAAGACGAATTCCGCCCGAACATGAACATGGTGACCGGGCTGGTATCGACCATGCCGGCCGAGGCCCAGCAACTGTTCATGGCCGGACGCCTGGCCAACGGCGACCCGATCATGAGCCACCCTGGGGTGCTCAAGACGCTGGTGAACTGGGCGCGCGAGATCAACCCGGTCGGCACCGTGGTCCCGAACGCAGGCGCCAACGTGGCCAGCGCGATCGAGGACGAGATCGCCAGCATCGACAAGGTGATGAAGGAAGATCGCAAGCGGTACAACGAGGACGAGAAGATGCAATCCCGGTACCGTGAACTGCTGGAAGCCCGTGATCGGGTAGCCAAGAAGTAGCAAAAACCGAAACATGCACATTTTGGCAAACTGACAAAATATGCATGGCTAACCGGGGTGTTGTGTTTCCACAAAATGCGGACTAGAATCGTCCGCATTGGTGGACACCCCGGCAACGGCCCCACCGAGAGCAAGCAAACTACCAGCTAGCTCGGCCCCGGAGGCCCACCGTCAGCCCCGCGCAACGCGGACACCCTGACAAAGGCGATAACGGTCACCCCGTGCGATGGTGAAGAAACCATTCAACCACTCACGGAGGCCATTATGGTCACGAAGTTCAAGCACCGAACACTCGCATTGGCACAGGTTATCGGCAGTTTCCTGCTGTTCCTGATTGCCTTCCCGGCCCGAATCCTGGCCGAAACGCTCCACACCGCCTACGCCGACACCGCATTCCAGACCCAGTACCGGCAGGAATTCATCGCCGGCTTCGAACAGCACATCAGCCTGCTGCGCGAATGCGTCACCACCGATGCCGTCATCCAGGGCAATACGTGCGTATTCCTGGTAGCCGACTCTGGCAGTGCAACTGCGGTAACCCGAGGCGTCAATGGCCTGATCCCGGCACGCGCAGACAACCTGACCCAGAACAGCTGCACGCTCTCGGAATGGCATGACCTGGTGCGCAAGACCGGTTTCAACGTCTTTGCCAGCCAGGGCAACCAGCGCCAGATCATGCAGATGACCAGCATGGGCGTGCTGAACCGCAAGATCGACAGCCAGATCATCACCGAGCTCAACACCGGCACAGTCACGATCGGATCCTCGGCAACGCTGCCCAGCGTGTCGCTGTTCCAGAACGGTCGCGTGAAACTCAGCAATGCGTCGGTGCCGTGGGACAGCAACATCACCCTGCTGTGCAACCCGTCGTTCATTGCCTACCTTGAGCAGGCGCCGGAATTCACGAATGCGCAGTACGTGGACATGCGCCCCTACGCAGGAGCCAACAACGCCAGCTGGCGTGACAAGCCGATGGCGTACCGCTGGAGGAATGCCCTGATCGTGGAACACCCCGGCCTGCCGGGCAAGGGAACCTCCTCGGAGAAGAACTTCCTGTTTCACAAGACGGCGATTGGCCAGGCGGCCGACAAGTCCGGCCTGAAAACGCCGGTCGGATACAACGAGGAACAGGATTACTCCTGGGCACGTGCCTCGATGTTCATGGGTGCCAAGCTGCTGCAGAACAGCGGTGTGGTGGTGATCACGTCTGACGGCAGCGCCTACGCGTAAGCCAAACCCCTGATCTGCTACTGGGTGGGAGAACACCCCCACCCGGATCCGGATCGAAGCAAGGAGAGCAAAAATGTCTTACTCGGGCACAACCGCAGGCAGCACCCTGCAAAATCCTCCGATTCAACTGGTCAATGGACTGGGCGGAAAGGTCATCAACAACGGTTCCACGAACGGCACCGGCACCGGGCTGTGGCTGTACACCAGCACCAACTCGGCGACGGAAGCCTCCTCGGGCACCAACAGTGGCGCATTCTTCTCGGACGCCTACGCGCTGGGCATGCGCAACGGTGACGTGATCATCATGGTTGGTGCAACCGGATCCTCGGTCGGCATCGCCATGGGTGTCCTGCAGGGCATCACCAGCACGGGCGCAGGCGCTTACATGAGCACCGGCAGCATGGTGTCCTCGACCTTCGGCTAATAGGCCGCAGGAGCAGCAAACCGAGGGCGGAGCGATCCGCCCTCATCCCATTCAACGAGAGGAGAGAGACATGGCAGGACACAAGGAAAAGGCAGCCGACAAACCGGCAGCCAAGCCGGCAGACAAAGGGCACGCAGAAGGACCGGCCAAGCCGGAACGCAAGGTCCAGCCGCTGGAGAACCAGCGCATGGAAGAAGCCGACTTCAAGCGCACCGTCATGGTTGCGACCGCCCACCAAGGCACCATGCCGGAAGATCTGCTGAAGCCGGAATACTGGGCATACGTGTCCGGACGCCTGAAGCCGTGGGACGAGATCGTCGTGCGCGCGGACGACGGCACCTGGCTGGCCAAATACCTGATCACAGAAGCCGGCCGCACCTACGCCCGCGCGCACATGATGGAGCAGCACAACCTGTCCACCCGTGACGTCGCCCTCAGTGCCAACCGCTTGGTGATCGGCGAGTACGAAGTCCTGCACCGCGGTGAGCACCAGAAGTGGTCCGTGGTGCGCACCAACGACCGTGCCGTCGTGCACGAATTCGAGGAAACCCAGGGCGGTGCAGTTAACTGGGCCACCGAGCGTATCAAGGCCGATCGATAGAAGGAGAAGCACATGGCAACCGACCGCCTCAAGCTGTACAACGGCGCGCTCACCATCATCGGAGAACGGTCGATTGCCAGCCTCACCACCAATGAGGAATCGCGCCGGCTGCTGGATGCCCAGTGGAATGATGGCGCCGTAGAATTCTGCCTGCAGCAAGGTCTGTGGCGCTTCGCCACCCGGGCATCCAAATTCTCGTATGACACCAGCCTGACGCCTGCCTTTGGATACCCCCGGGCATTCGCCAAGCCCACCGACTGGCAGGGCACGTCAGCCGTGTGCTCGGACGAGTTTTTCCGGGTACCCATGACCCGATACTCGGACGAAATCGGCTGGTGGTTTGCGGACATCGATGACATCTATGTGAAGTACATCTCCAGCGACCCGGCCTACGGATTGAACCTTGCCATCTGGCCCCCAGCGTTCACGGAGTACGTCAAAGCCTATCTGGCCTCCAAGATAGTGATGAAGCTGACGAACGACAAAGAACGCATGATGATGATCATCAAGCCGAGAACTGGCATCCTCGCCGTGGCCGAACTGGACGCGAAAAACAAGGACTGCCAAGGCGATCCGCCCAAGTTTCCTGCACAGGGCAGCTGGTCCCGGTCGCGCATGGGTGGCAGAGCACGCGGCCCGATGCGTGACGGAGGCAATACCGGCAGCCTGATCGGCTGAGGGCGATGTCGAACCAGAACATCATCTATCTGGCCTTCAATCGAGGCCTTGTGTCCAGGCTGGCGCTGGCGCGCGCGGACCTGAAGCGACTGGCCCTGTCAGCCCAGACGATGATCAACTGGATGCCGAGGGCGATGGGCAGCATGATGCTGCGCCCAGGCACCAAGTACCTCGGCGCCACCAAGTCCAACAACGCCACCCGGTTCCTGGACTTCGTATTCAGCACCAGCCAGAAAGCCCTGCTCGAGCTCACCGTCAGCACCCTGCGAGTCTGGATCTCCGACGCACTGGTGACCCGTGTGGCGACCGGCAGCACGGTGGCAGGGGGCGACTTCCCATCTGGGGCATCACTCGCAGCCAATTGGGCGGACAACGACGAAG